TCAAAGCTTTCCGGCCTATCCTCTGCGACCAAATCCGGCGGCGTGTCGAGCGCCTTTAAATTGGTGGCCGTCAGTCTCGGCGGCCAGATGCGACCACATTCGTCGATAAAGAGAAACGCGTCCTTTCTCGCCCAGTGCCAAAAACGCGCCATCGTTAAGCGACCGTCTGGATGGTCTGTATCAATAAACTCGATACTGATGTCTGAGACATCCATTTTTAAGTACTTAGCCATGCGTTCAAGGTTTAAGCCTCGCACATTCGTGATGATGTGCGATGCATGTCAAAAGCCACCTCAAAGCTCTCCGGCCTATCCTCTGCGACCAAATCCGGCGGCGTGTCGAGCGCCTTTAAATTGGTGGCCGTCAGTCTCGGCGGCCAGATGCGACCACATTCGTCGATAAAGAGAAACGCGTCCTTTCTCGCCCAGTGCCAAAAACGCGCCATCGTTAAGCGACCGTCTGGATGGTCTGTATCAATAAACTCGATACTGATGTCTGAGACATCCATTTTTAAGTACTTAGCCATGCGTTCAAGGTTTAAGCCTCGCACATTCGTGATGATGTGACGGCCTGACTTAATCGCCGGCAGCAGAACAAGCACCGGCCTGACTTAATCGCCGGCAGCAGACGAAGCCATAATGCCCCTGACGTTTTATAAGAGCCTGGCGCGCCGTGATGAATAAAGATACTCATAGGTTTAACGCTCGCAGGGCGAAACGGGTCATCAAAGCCTGAAGCACGATAGCCAGCGCTTGGTCTAACCCTAAAAAGAACAGAAAGCCGCTGTATTGAGGAGACAGCATATCGATAGCCTGTTGGATAAGCGGATAGATGGTAAACATATCAATCACTTTCTGGGACATCTCCCAGAAGAATTGGATGACAAAAATCTTGCTCTCAATCCACATAATACCGAGCTTGATCACAAGCCACGTAAAGCCATCAATTAGCCAGTCATAAAGGGTGTCCATCATAAGCATCACCTAAACAAAATGAGCATGGCGGCCAGAATGTACGCCACCGCGAGCACTATCATGCGGATGATGTGCAGGTTTTCAGAAAAGAGGGAGAAGTCAAAACAGAGGTTGTAACCAAACGCCTCGACATAGGAGCAAAACGAAGGCACCGCCGCCGAGCCTTTGAACTGATGCAAAGCCGACTGGGTGATTTTCTCGTTGATCATCTGCTTTAAATTCTGCTGAGCCGTTTCTAACTCGGTCTCGGCCTCTCGTATCGGAAACTGACAGCGAGCAGGGTTACTGCAGCGCCCTGATAGCGCCGTGTTCATGGTGTCGAGTTGCTGTGAAATCGTCTCTAAGGTATTGAGCTTTTTAGAGATGGTATTAAGCGCCCCTGTATAATTGGGGCTGCTGCTATCGGGTGGCGTGGGATTGGGTTGGTCTGGGTTAGGCGGAACGACAGTCCCACCGAGTGAGTCTTTAAGTTCATCAATCGCCCGAAGGACATTAAGCTCGCTATAAAGCACATCGTATGAAACAGCCGCAACACGAGAGTAAAGCTCATCCTTGGCTTTTCTGACCTCCCGCTGCGTATCCCAAACATCAATGCGGATTTCCTCAAGATAGTTCATTTGCCCATTCAATCGATTGTTGACTGCGGTGACACTCTCAAGAACACGGTCCGCGTGAAACTTCGTATTGAGCTGAACCATATCTTGAGAGTGGGACACCTGACCACTGACATGATTGAGAGTCGAAGCCATCTCTGATTGGTTTTTATAGACCTGATTGAACGCAGACTTAAACGAGCTGCTCAGCCCATCAACAGGGGAATCACTGGGCGGTGTAGGTGGTAAGGGAACGCACTCTTCCCCCTCAGGGCAATAAGGATAAATGCAGCGCTCTGCAGATGCTCCGGACAAGTCGCACATCGGCCAGTTCGGGGATACCCCTTGTGAAAAACGGGGTTTGTAGAGCCCCTTGCAATAGTCCCCATTTTCATTTGAGAGACAAGACCAAACAAAACCATAGTCATCTTTTTCAATATCAAGCATGCAGCCATCAAATAACACCGATTGCACAATGGGAGAGCCAAAACCGAAAAGTAACTGGTGTGACGTAGTAGTATTAGGATCACAATTGATGGCAGAAGCCGTTACCGATGGAGAAAGAAAGAGCAATGTCAAAAACAGTAGAAAATAGCGCATAAAAAAGGGCGAACGCTCGCCCTCCTCCCTTAAACCAAATATAAGCCCGACACAAAGCCGATAATGATGACCGCTGAGCCAAAGAGACCCAGCCACAACTCAAGCACTATTTAGCCTTACGAATTAAGCCAATCACAGTAACAATCAGAACAATTGCTCCCACCACGCCCATGATGAGCGGCCCAAGCGCAATCACCGTATCTTTACTGGTGCCCAGTGTTTTGGTGACTTCCGTGACCAAACCCGCATCAGCAGCCGCGAGTGCTTGGTTAGCAAATGCGGAAAACAGCAAGAAAACCCCGAGTGAAAGCGTGCTTTTAAAGGTATTAAGTTTGTTTTTCAGTGAGCTAAACATGTAGCTTCTCCTTTACCGTGGATAAAATGAGACTGGCAACCGCGCCAATCCCAAAGGATGTAAAGAACAGAACGAGAACGGCCTTGACCACCGCGAAATAGAGCGCCTCGTTCCAGACGTAATGAGTTAAGTCCATCAAGATTTCATTGGAGAAACAGAGGGCAATTTGAAGAGATGAAAGCCTGTATTTTCACGGTGACGGCCTTCGTTGTCGCCATACTTAGATTGTTTAAATTCAAGATCAAACATAGCGCGCTGCCCCACCAGAGACAGGAGAGACTCCCCACCCTTGCCATCACTCCAAAGCTCCTCACTTACGTGAACGGTGATAGTTTGAGTAGGATTGGTGGTGATAAGATTAACTTTGCCTACTTTGAACATTTGCTCGGTGCCGAACCGTTTTTTAACTTCACCGATGATGTCACTTTTATCTAAAATCAAACCTTCGAGTTTCATATTTCCATTCCTATTTATTTAAACGACAGTTATTGACACAAGTCCAAGCTCAGACAGACGCCGCTAAAGCGGCCTCAGCCTGAGAAGCCACACTGAGAAAGGCGCTAATCTCCTCATCCGTGCAACCAAGAAGAACCATGGTATTAAGCTCCTCATCAATTTGAACTCGCAGTAGATAGCGCTGGTATGCCTCTTCGTTCATGCGCTCGTATTCTTTTTCAAGCTCAAGCGCATCAAAGAAATCAGAGACACCAGACATAATTCGCTTTTGAGCTGATAAGTATTTCGCTCTGTTCTCAATTTCAAAATCAGCAAAGCGAGTAGCCAAAAACACCTTCTTAAACATCAAGCCCACCGCGCGAGCGTGAGCAGCATCACCGTAGCGAGTCGTTGATAATTCGCCACTTTCAAGCAGCTTTTGAACGGTAGATGGCGCATCATAAGCCACCTTAACCTCTTCATCGCCGCGCTTAACAAACACGCCGCCCATCGCATAGGTGAAGGCTTTCCAATCGCCTTCATCGGCTGATTTGCGAATAGACTCAAGCAAGAAATGCTCGGTTTCAGTTAGGTCAGTAAACAAAGCATCATCCTCTTTAAACTCGCTACGTAGCCTGCGGAACTGACGCCAAACAGTCACCGGAGCCCCTCCGATAAATTGAAATTGTCGAATGCCATTCACACGAGCAAAGGCGGTAACACGTTCAGCCGCTTCAATGCCTGAAAGGCTAGTCCCCTTGTCAGTATCGATGTGCTTACCATCGATATTTTTAGACAGGTACTTAGCCACGTAACCCACCGCAGAGCCACGAGAGAAATCAATATGCTCAACCTTGAAGCGGTACTTTTGAGCGCCTTTCTCGTTTGGTGAATCTGCTAGGGAATGGTGACGGAATGCCTCAACAACGAATTGAGTGTGCTCAGGCATACAAAACAAAAGCATATGGTGATGCGGCGTGCCGTCCTGATGTGGCTCAACAATTCGCATCCCGTATACTTTTATCTGTGCTTTATTAATGGTCTTACGAAAGGCATTCCAGACCCCCATCAAATGAGCGTGTGCTGCTTTCGCGTCTGGCTTTCCTGCATCCAACCAAGCTTGGTTAACCTTGCCTTTACTCACCGCATGAAAACGACTAGGCGCCGTGGATGTAACGAAAAGTGCCGAGTGTCCTTGTTCTATGGCTATGGACTCAAAACCACGCAGACGAACAAACATTTCGCCGCGGCGAATTTCAGGGTTAGCAATAGAGTGGTCGTGCAGTTCGGCGAGCTCGAAATACTGGTCGGGCTCTTCCTTGTTGAATACCACCATTGATTCGAGCATGGCGCGGTTACGCCGCTTTTGTTGGCGTTGACGATGCACTGAGAAATCAGAGCAATACGCTTGTTTTGAGCGCTGTACCAATTCCAAATCACGAGCGATTCGCTCCACTTCAATAGCGCATTTTTTACGTAGTTGACGGCGTAGCCATGTTTCATCGCAAGCGCGAGCAATCAAACTGTGAAGCTCGTTACTTTCGCGTTTAGCCTTGATAATCGGAGCAGAAAAAGAAAGCCCCAAGAAAGAGAGTAAAGTACACACCTTGGCAAATTTGCCCTCGATATCACTGTCGTACTTCGCCAATTCTAAAGTGTGATAATGCGCCTTATCTTTAGCCATAGCGCACAAATCATCGTCTGGCATGGCATAGCTATAACCATTTTTAGTAAGGCGCACATGAGCCTCTTCAATCGCCCGAAAAGACTCAACCGCAGTACGAGTAGAAAGGCAATCAGTGAAAGCGCGCTGCATATGGCGAGCAAAATCATAATGACGGCCTAGTATGCGCGATACCTGAACGCAAAGAGCCGGAGACGGTGCAACAGCATGAGATTCAGTTCTGTCCTGAATGTTAATTCTCAGACTGTGCTTAACAAAACGAGTTTTTTTACCAACCTTGGTTGGAATTAAAGTCTCTAAAGAATTAGAAACGACTGACAGATGGCGGTTACGGGCAACAACCTCAGGGCGGTATGATTTATCAGAGCCTAAATCACTTAAAGTTGCGTGATTGTGGCGGCGACCCGTCCAGTTTTTCCAATGCGCGTCCTCGGATGAAATCCAAGTTGATGCAGGAAGAAAATCAACCCACGATTCTCTACCTGTTTTTAAATCCAAAACCCGTTCGAACGCCAT